ATATTCATCCTTTCCTTGAACAGCTAGAGAGACTGTCGGACCCATAAGTTCGACATCTTCAGCCCACGCAAATACTTGAATAGTAACTCCTTGTCCCGTAGCTCCATTTGCAGACTGCAAAATGGTATAAGGGATAACAGAGCACTGTCCCATATTAGCTAATTCTGAGGAGGAAGTGGCATCGAGCCAATTCTTATGCAGAAAAAAGGGAAGGGTGATCTCGCCCCCAGCATTAGATTGAGGATAAATCCAAATATGTGGACGCTGGGAATGCGGTACTAAATTACCGTTAATGCTATCAGATTTTATAGTGGACGCATTAAAGCCACTTAAGGGCTGATAATTGAGCAAACATGCACCATAATAAAACGGAGATGCATTGACCACAACTTTCAGCTTGAGGCGACACCGCAGAAATGCATAATAATTCAGTTTCATGGCATTGGCAGTATTCGCAAAATAAGCTTGCCACGGATTAAACGTGGTAGCTGAATTGATGGCATCTGTCTCCAACCAAGTTCTAGTATAGATCAGGGTGGGTCGGGATAACCATTCATTGAGATTGATGCCAGGGAATTTATCCGTAGCAGCAACCTCGTCAACAAGTGATTCATATTCTAGAACAGAACCTAAATTCTGATCCATAAAGTGAACATTCACTTGCTCTAGGGTTGAGGATCCAGGCATACCCGTGGGTGCACCTGGCGCCTCATCAATAGTTTCACTAGACTGTATAATCCAATGAAACAACTGATAATTATTAGAAGGACACAGCTCGTCCATAGAGCCCAGACAACTTTTAAGCGTGTCTGGTCGGCAGATCTCACTTCCGCAGGTGAGCGCCTCGAATTCAATATTTGAAGTATGCTTTAAGATCATGTGGGGAACTAACCCACATGAAATGTGATACTAAGTATCTAGTTTAATGACATTTCGGTCAGCAACTTCGAATGTAAATTCGAGATTATTCCAAAAAGTTTTCAAATCTAGTCACATCAGATCCTTCAGATGCCTGAAGAAAGGTGTCGAGTAGATCTTCCCACTCAGGGAATGTATGCGGAACAATATATGGTTCCAAACCTACCTCTGCCACCACCTCACGAAACATTTTCTTCTTCTCCTCAAAAATATCTCTTCCGTAAAAGAAATACTCTCGAAGAGCATCAGATATTGAGTCGATAGCTAGTTTAGAGGGACTATCAGTTTTCGATGTGTGTGAAACCATAAGACTCTTATTAATCGAGTCATGATCAAGAGGACACATCATGTATCCCAGCTCATCATTCCAAACCCACTTCCTCTTAAGAAAATCCACTTCAGACACATCTATATAAGGACGTGATTCTGATTTCTTATCTGCCATAGTATAATGTACACCGATTGTGGATAAAACCTCCTGAATGGAAGTGTGATTAAACCAGGGGATCTCCTTAGAAACACCCATGACATTGTCATCTCCGTAAGTCATCAAAGCTACATACTTCTTAAAATCCGAAGCTGTACACTCCGGATTTAATCGTTTATATGCAAAACGCATATAAAGACAATTGACCAGACAGTTTATAATAACTGTTAGAGTGTGGCCAGAGGGATTTGATCCAAAGATTTCAATAAAATCTCCGAAGAAGTCAGTTCTTGGAAATGCTGTATCCATTTTGATACATTCAATTACTAATAGCATTTCGTTAGTCCAACCTGCAGCTCTACATATATCCTTAATAACGTCAAACGCCTTTTGGATATAAACAGTCGCCATCTTCTTATCAAATCCTTTATAATCACCTGCAACCATACGATCTTTGCCGTATTTAGTAAGAAATTTTCCCATAGAATGCC